CGACCGAATGAAAATATTCTGTTAGTTTCCTATAAGGGCGATTCATCTTTAGCGTTATTTGAAATGTTGAAGACGATGAATGATTGGCTGCCAAGAGATAAGTTTCCTGACTTATTTCCAAAGGTTAGACGTGACAATAGGAATGAATTGCTATTCGATAATGGCTCTAGGATTACTTGTATCACAGCAGGTAATAAATCAATTGGACGAGGGAGCACATATTCGTATATTCATTTAAGTGAGTTCGCATTTTACTCACGACAAGAGCAATCGCTACTTAGTTCGGAACAGTCACTAGCCAAAAGTGAAGACTCACAACTTACAATTGAGACTACAAGTAATGGTATAGGAAATTTATACTACAAGTTGTTCATGTCAGCGCACAAAGGAAACTCAAAGTATAAGGCTATGTTTATTCCGTTTTACCATAAATTATATAAAAAGCAGTTTAAACATGACTATGACGAAGCCGAGAAATGGCATATAGCGAACGATGGCAAACGATTATCCAAGAAGGATTTAGAAGATGATGAGAAAGTATTGCATGATGCAGGAGCCGATTTAAGGCAAATAATGTGGCGTAGATGGAAATTACTTGACCTATCGTTGGAGAATTTCAATCAAGAATTCCCTCCTGACCCGATTTCTTCGTTTGTTTCAACAGGAGAGAGTGTGTTCGATAATGCCAAGGTGTTAGAACGTGTAAGCAACTTAGATGAGCCAATGACACGTGATGAGGTAATAGATGAGTTGCCTAACGTTTTACATAGATACATAAATCGAGGGGTGGTCATATTCGACCTACCTAGACGTGGAGAGCGTTTTTTTGGGGGTTGTGACGTTGCAAGTGGAGGTGGACAAGACCACTCTACACTAAGCCTGTTTGATTCAGAAGGTCAGCAGGTGCTTAGTTTTTATCATAATAAAGTACCAGTCTATGAGTTTGCAGAGTTAGTTGATGCTATGGGTAAGTTTTACAACTATGCTTTCTTGTGTGTTGAGAACAACTCTTATGGTAAGCCACTTTTGGAGAAGTTGAGAATCGAGTACAAGTACATGAATCTGTTCAAACAAAAGATGTTCGATAAAAAAGGTATGCGTAAGTTACAACTGGGATTCAATACGAGTGCTTCAACTAAACCTACACTTATAGAAAACTTTAAGGAAGCGTTTGAACGTGGCTTTATCAATATTGAGTGTAAAGAGACATTACAACAAATGCAGATTTATCAAGAGAATGATAATGGAAGCATGGGGAACAAGCGTGGAGACGGAAACTTTGATGACTTGGTGATCTCGGCTGCTTTGAGTGTGCAGGCGAGTAAAGCGAATAAGTGGTATGTGTAAACCGATACCCGGGTACAGGTTTGAATAAGAAAGGATTGATATGATGGATAATAAACTAGGAGAATATATTCAAAGCAAATATGGTAAACGTGAGAATTGGTTTATAAATGAAGTTAAAGCCTTCAAGAATCAAGAAAAAGTACGTGAGGTAGAAGGCATTAGGAGTTACCTTGATGGCAATCACAACATCTTGAAGCGTGAACCGTATGAGTATAATGGCAAGTTGTTTCACCCCAAGAAGATTGTTATGCAGTATGCTAAGACACTGTTAGACTTCCAGAAACAGCATTTGTTACATAACCCAATAACGCTTACAGGTGATGAGGATGTCGTTAAGAAACTCAATCAGGTCAATAAGAAGGGACGCTATGAGCGATTCAATAGGAAAGTATTAGATAAGATTTTGAAGTATGGTGACGTGTATGAGTATGTCTATAAGACTGGCAAGACGATTAAATCTAAACTTATTGATGCTGATGAAGGCTTTCCTATATACAATGAAAATAATGAGATGTTGGCATTCATTGAAGCGTATACTTTCGATGGCATTGAGTTTTATAATGTGTTCACAGAGAAGACTGTTGAGAAGTATAAATACGAAAATGGACGTGTAACTGGAATAAGCAGACAGAATAATCTAAGTGGCTTGCCTATCCATTATCATAGTGAAAGCGAATATAGTGACACACAAGGCAGATCAGAGTTACAGGATTGGATTAGTATTCTTGATTCGATGGAGGACTTATTGAGTAAGTATCAGGATAGCGTATATAAATTTATTGACCCTATATTCGTCACTCAGGGGCAAATACTTAAAGATGAGATGCTTCCTACTGATATTGTAGGAAAGGGAGTCAATTTGGACGATGGGGCAGATGCTAGGTTTGTTGGAAATAATCTTGACCATCAAAGTTTTGAATCTGTGTATAAGAAATTGATGCAGAGTTTGCTTGATATTAGTAGTACACCTGCTGTGAGCCTAAATAAGACAGATGTGAGCAATCTGAGTGAGGTTAGTATTAAACTATTGTTTTCATTGGCTAACACTAAGGCAAGTATTAATGAACAGTTTGTTGAAGAAGGCATTGAGCAGCGTAACGAGAAGATCAGAGAGTTATTGCGATATGATAATGTGACATTTGATGATGACGCTTGGGATACGTTGAATATGGAGTTTACATATAATACACCGAGTAATCATACAGAGATTATTGAGAACATAACAGACTTGAGGGAAATTGGTGCATTGAGTATGGAATCGTTGCTTGAGAAGTCACCTTATACTGATAATATTACCATGGAATTGGAACGGTTAGGTAAGGAAAAGGAATCGGATAATCAAACCGAAGTCCAAAATTTGGACGGCGAAGTCGATTTAGAAAAACAAAATGAGAATGAGAAAATGGATTCGATTTAGAAAAATGGTTTCATTTTAGGAAAGTGGAATGAGTTTAAAAGTGAAATCAAAATGGAAAAATGGTATCGTTAGGACAAGTAGAATGGGATGAGATTAATATAACAAATTTCATCTTTCCCTCTTTCCCTTTTTCCGTATTACCCGATGATTAATTTGGGTGAGATGCGTCATATCAAGGGTGAGATGAAAAATAAGAGTGTGTAATTTTGGGTGAGATGGAAATATTTGAGATGAGAATAGGGTGTTGTGGGTGTCAGAATGATGGGTGATTTTTGAGGAAAATGTGATGTAATTTTATGAGTTGGAAGTATACCGTAGAGGGTATGTTATGCTTGGGAAATACTCGGGAAATAATTATGGTAGAGTGTAGGAGTGACAAGTAAATATACTTGACAGACTATGCTATATTTTTCATTCGCTAATAAAGGTAAAAACTTTTCATCTACTTTAAAATTTTAATTCTCAATGGATTATCAATTAGAATCAGCATAATATTCAGTCAATATTATTTTTAGTCAAATCCTATACATTATACACAATCATAATATTCAGTCATTTGTTAAACTTATAGGTTTTCTAATGAGGGCATAATATGGATTATACCATCATTGTAGATAATAATACCCACAGGGTATATATAACAGACAAAACACAGCAGTCTGACAACTTATAGATATACATGTGTTTGTATAAACATACCTTCCATATATTGGGAGTAGACATAAGGTAGATTATCGGAAGTTGATATGACAGTTATTCCCAGTGGTATATGCTTCGGTTATGCATGTGAGTTGATTAGTTTGATATGCATGAGATGCATAGCGGTGGTCAGTAGTGTGCGTGTAGTGTCACAGCGTACAGTGTGCTATGTCTACGCTTGCTACTTGTCGCTGCTCACTACCTGTTACATGCTACTAAGCCACAGGAAGTCGTTAGAGGGTGCTGTGAGGTGTCTTGTCGTATCGAGGGATAAACGTATAGATGATTGCTTATCGTTCAACTGTGACGCTCTGTGTAATCCATTTTCTAATATGATTGGGTAATTCATTCCAGTTATGTAAAAACGCTGGCAATATTTTAGAAAAACGTAATTCATTTTATGACCAAAATGTAAATGTGATATCGAAATCAAAATGATAATATGATATTGGTTTGAAGTGTGTGCAGGGTGGTCGTAGGAATCATTTAGAGGACATCTGAGAGGTTTAGTTTAAGTTTGAATGTGTTAGGTTGTCCGACGTGCAAGTGACGTTGTGAGAAGGCTGGCGATATTTTGGAAAAACGTAATTCATTTTATAGCGTAAAAATGCTGGCGATATTTACAGTTTACGTAATTCATTTTATGACGGATATGAACCTATGAGAATAGAATGAAACCAATCGTGTATAATGATAATGGAATCAATTTAAAGCGTGTTGTGAGCGTTCTGTTTGATGATGGGTTGTTTACTATTCAATAAAGAATAGAAGCCGTCAGATACCCCTAAAACGATTATTTGTTCCCTAGCACACCAAATTTCACACGAACATAGTTAAGTGGTATTATTCAAACTATACAATTACTGAAAGGGTGTCTCTCATGCAAAAAATAGTCTTTAACGACCGTCTATATAAATTAGAAACAAGAGATGACAAAGTTTACTTAACAGATGCTTCCGATAATAAAATAAAAGTGCATATAACTTATTCTATCAATGAAGATGATAATAAACAAGCAGATGATGCATTGAGCAAGTTTTGGACTAGAGAGTTATTAAAATAAGATTTTATATATAATTTACACTTCCCTTTAAAATTATCATAAAATTAACACATCATTTCCTCTATATGGTAATATATACCTATAATCGCAAAGGGGGTTACATAGTGAAAAAAATTTTAATCGCAATGGCATTATCATTATTCATTTTAGCAGGTTGTAGCAACAGTGAAAAAGTAGCAGAGTATAGATCAGATTTACAAACTGTTACAGATGAAATGTTGAACAATGCTTCTGCTGCTGAGGAATTGTTAAATCAGTATGCTACTGTATGGAGTTACAGTATAGAGAGTCGTGGCGGTATTACAGTTGAGGATATGGCAAAGGAAACAGGATTATCTGATCGGATTGTTTTTGAACACTTTACCGACTCAGATTATGAAGTTGTGCATCTTGGTGAACGCATCACTGGTGGTTGGCAGGGGAATATACAGTCATTAAAGAATTACTATTCTGCATCGGGGAAACTTGATGAAATAGAAGAATTATCCAGTGAAATCAAAAGTAGTATTAAAGACTTGAATAATCCACCAGAAGGTTATGAAAAGGCTTATGATGAAGTTTTAGAGTTATACACTTTGGCAGGAGAATATACACAAATGGCAATTAATCCAAGTGGCTCTTTGGTAACTTTTAATCAAGATAGAGGTCAACTGTCAACAGATATTGTAAGTAAAGTAAAAGAAATAGAAGTAATCATGCCTAATGAAGAATAGAACTACATAAGCAACAACCAATCACTTCCTATTATACGGAGGTGGTTTTTTATATCCAAATGTTGAAACGTTTCAACAAATATCAAGGAGGAATTACATGACAAATTTACAACGTCTACTATTAGAAATTAAAGGTATCGAACTACAGCAGGATGAGTTATCTATCTATCTCATAGAAAACAATCTACAAGCACATGAGCCATACAACGCTGAATCAGCCACTAACAAGAAGAATATCTATGCTACAGCCTTATCTATCTTAGAATCACTCGCTAACAATCCATCGGGAATGAAATCGTATAAATTAGACGACATGACTATATCACAATTTCATGAAAATCTAATGTCTCGTATCGACCAGTTAGAACGCAAGGTACGCAAATTGAAGACTGATGAACAGGTAGCCAGCAACTCAGATGTCTTCATGTTATTTAATAGATAGGAGGGGATACAATGAATCCATTTATGACAGACTCAGCAGATGACATTAATCACCTGTTTGATTCAATCGCACAAGATATTCTAATCAATGATGAACCATCTAAGGCAATCATCACGAATATCAACCTAACAGGAGAGACGGAAGATAGGAGTATACATACGCTTGAACGAATCGAACAAGGCGATTTAATCACTTATCAAGATGAACATTACCTTGCCATTGTAGAAGTTGTCACGAAGCGTCACAGCAAGTATAAATCGCTTATACGACATTGCAACTATGACATTCCAGTTTCATCAAGGAAGTCTGTACCTGCTATTGTGACGGATAAGACTTTCAGTATCAATGAGACACATCAAATCAGGATAGGCAATGGTCAAATATTTGTAGCAGTGGCAGATACGGATGACAATAGAAATACATTTGAGAAGAATGAAATATTTGAGTTTATGCATGGCAATTGGAAGATAATCCATAGAGATTTTACGCAAAGAGGATTGATTACGCTACTGTTTGAATCGACTTCTACACCTGCCGAATAGAAGATAATTATTGTTAATTTTGATCAATTATGTTATGCTACCTCATAGAAAACTGTGATTAACTCACAGGTCAATTTAAAATAACAAATGTGAAGTAGCATAATATAATATAGAGTAAGTTTAGCATGTCGCAAAGCCTTGTCAAACGCTGATATATCAATGATTAGACAGACTTTTCATGCTAAACTACGAGCGGATACTCTCTTATTCAGAGCCGGCGGAGGGACAGTCCCCATGAAGCCCAGCAACCATCACAATGTGAAAAGGTGCTTACCTGATGCAAGGATATTTCCTTGAACAATAAGAGCGAAA